GCTGTTAAATCAATTAATGGCAGGGCTTGCAGGGTATTGGTTGATTGACGCAAATAATGAGTTTTACGCGGCTCAGTACCCGGTTCCACAAGAGACTGTGGCAATTGGGAGCTACGATTCGACGCAACTGCTGTCCGAGGTTCGCATTGAGGGCGAGGATCGCGTTTATAGCAAAATAAATTATTCATACAGGAAAAACTGGACTCAGTACCAGAGCCTTCCGGGCGCAAGCACGGCCCAAGCTGATTTCAGTAAGCGCCAGTATTTACAGTCGTTCGAAGATTCGGCCTCGCCAGATTTGGAAATCGTTTATCAAGAGTCTCCTCAATTAAATACGCTATTTGATAGTCAGTCGGACGCGCAAGCAGTTGCACAGCGACTGTTGAGTATTTACGAGGTTCAGCGAAAAATTTATTCGGTTGACTTGCCCTATACAACAACCCTTGATCTAGGCGATAATGTTTCTATCGCGTTTGGAACAGATGTCGTGGTCGGTAGCATCATTTCAATCATTGATGTTTTTGACGGTGGATTTCCAGTTAACCGGGTTCAGATTCTTGCGTAGGTTTAAGATGAAAATAGAAATAGAGGTAAACACGTGCAAAAACTTTCCAAGAGATAGAAAGTTTATCGGATGGTTTTCTGTAGGCCGTGGATATGTTGATTGCAAAGTTGTTCAATACGAAGAAGAATCTGACGATTTGCTTTACTCATGGTTTGAAGGGCACGGTTATGACAGTCAAAGCTTGATTGCTTGGGCAGAAGTACCAAAATTGGAATCTCAATGAAATCGCTTTTTCTATTTGGTAGCCAAGCAGACAACACGGACGCTTTGACGGCATCTAGCGAAGCCTTGCCAATTGAAAATATCCAAAATCAGCAGAGGTCAAAGCCGTGGCGTTCTGGCGCGGGGACGACAAGCAATTTTAGCTTACAGTTATCAAATCCGCTGGGCGTTGACCACATTGCGCTTGTCGATCTGAACCTAACGACTGCGGGAACAATACAGATAGAAGCGTGGGACGATGCGATTGACGGCGCAACTCAGACGGTTGATGTGACGATTAGCCCCACCCTTTATTCTTTTGCCGAGGAAGCTGTGGCCTATGGTGACGGTGATTATGGTGTTGGGCTGTTTGGGCTGAATACACCGCTCGAACAACTACTCGGGAAAAACATCACAATTTATCCGCTTGGGTCGACGATCACATCCGCATACTGGCGTTTTACCTTCACGGATGAAAACACCGGTTACCAACAACTCGGTCGATTGGTGATGCAGTCGGCCACGGATTTTACCTACAACCTCAGCACAGGGTACAATCTGACCCGTGAGGAGCGTTCGCCAAGCAAAGAATCACTCGGTGGGCAAAGGTACACGCAGCGCAGACCATCACGTTTAACGATTGGTGGTAAGTTCCCATATATGCCAGACGTTGAGCGATCTGAGTTGCTTTTGGCTTATCAAGACGTGGTTCACAATCAGCCGTTTGTTTATTCTATTTATCCGCAAGCGGATTTGGTTGGCTTGACTACTACGCTATACGGAAGATTTGAAAACGCCAATTTTAGCGAAGAATTTTACCAAGCGACAAACATGGAATTTAAGGTAATCGAGGAATTATAATGGCTGATACTACAACTACAGTTTATAGCTTTGTTCAACCTGAAGTGGGGGCAAGCCGGAATACCTGGGGAACCAAGTTAAATAACAATTTGGCGGCAATTGATAACGCGCTTTCAAGAATAAATGGCCAGCTTGTTTCAGTTGCGGGAACAAATACGATCACCGCTACTTTAACTGGTGTTGATTTGTCTGGCGGTTTGGTTGTTGGCGATGAGTTCAGTTTTATCCCAGCGGCAAACAATACCGGGGCGGTTACGTTAAACGTCAATTCAAGTGGCGCGGTTGCAGTCACGCACAGCGGCGCAGCTCTTGGTGCCGATATGCTTGTTTCAGGGATTCCTGTTAAGATTCGATACGATGGCACGAGTTACGATATTATTGCTAGAGGTGATAGTGCCAGCCTGAACGCCGTATCGCAGACGTTTGGCGGAAATGTCTCAATAAACGGGAACACAACCCTGGGCGATGCAGCGGTAGACACGGTGACGTTTAACGCAGCGGCTTGGAGTGCGCCTAATGGGTTTGCGGTGAATACTGATAAGTTGGTGCTTGATGGGTCGGGGAATGTTGGCTTAGGAACAAATACGCCATCTTCAGCCTCTGGCAAGACGTTTGAGGTCTATAACGGATCAGGGCAGTCAAGGATATCTTTAAAAAATAACACTTCTGGCAGTGCATCTACTGACGGGTTTCAGATAGCTTGTGATTCCAATGCTTCCGCTGTGCTCGACAATCGCACAAACTCGGCTATGATTTTCCGAAACAACGACGTTGAAGGCGGTCGGTTAACTGCAACACGTTTTGCGAAATTCAGCAACACAGGCGTGTACGGTTCTGCTGCTGGGCTAGGGTCATTGATTGCAAACGACTCGCACAACGTACAATCAGATCAAAACAACACAACACTAGCGTCAATAAACGCAAACACGGGCAGCACAGTTACAAACTACGACTCGCATCTAGCAACTGGGGCAGCTGGAAAGCACTTTGCGGGGTATGTGAACACAGGTTTAGTGTACGCTGTCGCAGCAAACGGGGACGTTACAAACACAAACAACTCTTACGGCGCGATATCAGACCGGAAGCTGAAAAACCTCCTGCAACAAAAATACGGCGCTGACTATTACGACCAATTCAAGAAGATTCAATTCTGGAGCTACACGCTAATCAATGACCCAACAAATAAAAAATTGCTGGGTGTCGTGGCGCAAGAATTGCAGGACATTTTCCCAGGCTTGGTTGAGTCAACGCGTGATACTGAAGAGGTTGAAGTCACAAACGATGATGGGAGCGTTAAAACACAACGGCGAGAAACAGGAACTTTTACGCTATCAGTAAATTATTCAATTTTATACGAGATTGCAGCGATGGTCACCCAAGAGCTTCAATTTCGAAGCGACGATCACGCTGCGACAATTGGAGAACAAGCGAAACAAATTAGGGAACAATCAAAACAAATAGCTCTGCTGAACGCCCGAATTGAAGCACTAGAGGCCAAATAATGTCAGTTTACACAGCAATCCCATATTTTACCGAAGAAGAGCTAGAGTGCAGCGGTACAGGAATCATTAAGCTAGATGACCGCTTTGCCGAGGCATTGCCGATTTTACGCGAGGCGTGGGAGTCTGTTAGCACGCCAAAAGGTTGGCATCCGGCTTTGAACTTAAATTCAGCATGCAGAACGCCTGAGCATAACGAGGCGGTTAGGGGGCATCCTAGAAGTTTACATTTGACTGTGAACCCATATTGGGAAACTGATGGAACAATGGCGTGTGACATCCGCTGGCGTTCATGGCCTCGTGAAAAACAGCTTGAATTTTGCCGTCTTGCGTTGTCGATGGGCTGGCGCGTTGGTTTACATGACGGGTTTGTGCATATCGACAGGGGCAGCGACCTCGGTATTAAAAAACGATTGTTTTTGTACGGCGCTTACAGAGGCAATCTACATGAGGAGCTAGACTCATGAGCGATGACGATCTAAAAGCGGAAATCAACCAGATCCACGGGAAGCTGGAAGAGCTAAAATCTGGGACGCTTAAAGAGATCGAAAACCGATTGGGTACTATGCACGACCGCCAAAACAGACAAGAGGGCTACATTGCCCAAGCTCTCACAGAGATCAAAGACGGGAAAGCTGACACTCAAGAAAGAATGGCTGCAATTGCTGAATCTCACGAGCAAAAAGTAAGAGAATGCCTTTCAAAAATGTCCAAACGATTTGACGAAAAAATTGAAGAAACAATAAACCAGGCATTCCCGGGTGCTGACCCTCACGGGCACAAAATCTACCACGAAGAGCAGATACTATGGCTAAAGACTAGAAACGCTTTTTTCCGTGAGGTTTTGATGCACATTGCAAAAGCTGGAATCTTTGGCGGCTTGGTTGTAATTGGTGTGGCTCTCTGGAAATGGTTTTTGATGGAAATAGGCAAAGGGGGTATTCCGTGAGTTTTTTTGGTCGATTATTCGGAACAGAAAAAGCCCTTGAAAGTGTTGTAAATGGTGTGTCAAAAAGCCTTGATGCGCTTATCTACACAGATGAAGAAAAAGCCACAGAGGCCGCTCGTGATCGCTCAGAGGCACGGCGTATGGTTATTGACTGGTTGGCGGCGACACAAGGCCAGAACTTAGCTCGCAGGCTGATTGCTTTGGCCATTACAGGCGTTTGGTTAGGGATGTATTTAATAAGTGTACTGGCCGGGATGTTTGCCGTTTTTACAAACGACTCAGGCGCGATCACCGCCGAAAAATTTAACCAGGTAAGCACGCTTGCACAAAAAGCCGCATTTGACATGAACCCTGCGGTGATGCTGATTCTGGCTTTTTACTTTGCCGCCCCGCATATGGGTGACATTGCAAAAGCAGTTACAAGCCGATTTGTTAAGGATGTTAAATGACCAACCTTAGACCATGCGGCTACTGCCTTTTTTGCTCAAATAAGCTTGTCAACAACGGCTATGCGGGTCTGTATTGTGACCATTTTTGCGCTGATGCTGCTGAAGATGTCCTTGATGACATTCAAGATGCGCCAGATTCGGCGAATGATTGAGGTTTTGCCGCCGGACAGAGCCTCTTGTCCTCGTTTTGATCGTTTTCGTAGCGGTTTCACGATTCTGCGATCACCTCAGAATTCGATAACCCAAGCGTACCTAAGCAGAGGCTTGGGTCGTATTAATGTTGATGGATACCGGAGCTGATCCCATTATAATTTATCATCACGGCTGGCGACTGTGCGTTAGCTATACGCATATGTTTGGCCAATCTCACTCACAAGACATTCAATTGCCATGCGTGATAAGGCTCGTAAGTAAGCCATTTTTTAAAACCCCACCCGGCAAAGGAGAGTAAAACCGGGCGGGATTTGCTTTCTGCAAAATTAATTATACACAATTCAGATTAAAAACCAAATAGCTGGAACACGCTTGCCGTTCACGTATTTGGTTTCCGAATCCATCACGTCAACTAATCCTTTTGCTTTCAAAGCGTGCAGGCGGTTGCGTGTAAAGGTTTTAGTCCATTTGTATTTTTTTGATATGTCAGAGACTTTCTGTTCGTCTTTTTTAAGCATTTTAAAGACTTTGGCCTCATCGTCGGTTAATTTAACTTTTCCTTTTGGCTTTGGCGGTTTGTAGTGCCAGCCCAATTGACGCTCAAAATCTGATGTTAGTAGCATTATTTTCCCCTGTGTTTAGAATTATGTCCCAGTACTACCAAAGCCACCATCGCCACGCTCAGTCACGGACGAGAACTCGTCAACAACGTTAAATTGTGCTCTGAAAGTTGGCAATATAACAAGCTGCGCAATTCGGTCTAGAGGGTTGACTGTAAAAATTCTATCGCTGTCATTTTTAAGCGCGACGATAATTTCACCTTGGTAGTCTGAATCAATTAGCCCGACTGTGTTTGCCAGCTTAATTCCGTGCTTTGTTGCCAATCCAGACCTCGGCAAAATAAAACCGGCGTATCGAAAATCTTTGATGTTGATAGCAAATCCTGTTCTAAACTTTACTACATCACTTGGATAAAGTGAAAAAGGGAAATCCATGCAAGCGACCAGATCGCAAGCATTGGAACCATCCGTAGCGTACACAGGCGCAGTCACTCGCTGGTCAAGTATTTTGATTTCAATTTCAAGTTGTGGGTATGTCATTTTGTTTTCCCGATAATTTGATGATCGTAACCGTCACAATGCTTTTTCTCGTGCTCATACAAAGCATGAGGCATTGGGTCATATTTTGTGTAAATAACGCACTCGCTCGGATAATAAACAGCGCAGGCCATAACACGTTGAAAAGGACCAAGGGATCGAGGGCAAAATCTGTCAACTACCTTTTGATCTACAACCTCAACACGATGCGGTAAAGGCTGCCTATCCGATCTTGTCCAGTCATAATCTGGCATCGTTGTACACCCGGCTAAAAAAAGAGAAAGGATGCTAAATGTCTTCATTTTCCACCTCTACATATTTCCAAAAAGCCCCGGTGATTGAGTCAATGATTCCAAAATCAAGCCAAACCGCCCCAAAAATCGCCTCTTTTGTTGGCTCCGGCTTAAATTCTCTTGTTGAATTTGGGCACTCAATTTTTATTTTTGCGTGTGCCCTACTAATCTCAACCAAGTTGTTTTTTGATTCGGCAATCTTTTCTCCGTCTTTGTATATCGTGCAAGCCTGGCCGCGCGGATCAATTTCAAATTGCTGGGTTGTTCCGTTTGTCATAGTCGAACACCCGGTTGATAGAGCTGCTATTGCTGCGAGTGTGAGTAGTTTTTTCATGATTCCCTCTTTGTTTGTAATTATTTAATAATATTAAGCAGACGTAAAAATTCTATGGCCCATTTGGTTTAGCCGCTTCTGAATTTTTTGTCTTGATCGGTTTATTCTTGATCTAACTGTTCCAATAGGGATATCAAGCTCGTTAGCAATCTCACTATATGTTTTTTCTTCGATTGCTGACATGCAAAAAACACGCTGATAATTTTTGGGTAAATGTTTTATGCATTGTTTTATAGCGTCAAAAAAAATTTTTTTTGAAACTGTATCAAACACATCTTCTTGATTTTCTAAAATTAAAGCTTCGTTAAATTCGACAAAATCAAAATTTTTTATTTTTCGGTGTAAATTTTTGCATAAGTTTTTTCCAATTCCACAAAGCCATGTTGAGTATTCACTTTCTCCTTTGAATTTTTCTGAGCATAAATAGGATTCAAATAGCGTAATCTGTAAAATATCTTCACAATCTTCATCTGTCTGAACTCGCGATCTTATAAAATTTCTGATCTTTTGTTCCTGTGATTTAGTTAAAGTTTCCATCAAATTTAACCCTTTTTTTGTATCTCAGAAATTAAAATTTGTGCGTCTTTGAACCCAGCCTCTCTGCACATCTGAGCCATTTCAGCCTTTAGCTTGTTCCCAATTTCTTCGTGTTTGCATGCAGCCGCGATCAACCGGTCAAGATTTTTTCGGTCGTAGTCATCAATTTGATCGTGGTTTGCAATTTCGATCGCTTCACGCATCAAAACTTCTGAGGCCTCTCTTGACCATTGATAGAGTGTGTAATTTTCTTCGTACGTTGCATTCATTTTGCTTGCTCCTTTTCTGCTTTTTTCTTCATCCAAGAACTGCGATCCTGGGCATGAAAATCAAACTTTTTGACTGTGACCTCCGGAAGTTCAGCCATGCGTTCTGAATTGGTTTTGAATTGGCCTTTTGGTACTAGCGTGGCTTTTAACGCCGCTTTGTATTCGTCCCTGTTCATACCACCCCCGCCATCGAGTAAGCGATTGCGTCTAGCAAGCTGCACGACTTTATGACATTGCTGCCCGTTTTCCGGTACGCATATTTTCCAGTTTCTTTGCCGTTGATTGATACCGAATAGGTTTCGTACATCCGAGGTTTAAACATCGGCTTATATTCGATTTCTGGCTTTAGTGTTTCCATCTCGATCTCCTTGTTTTGATGGTTTAATCATGCGCCTGTTTTTTGCGTTGCGTAATCACACAAATGGGTTAACCGCGAATAAACCTAGCGACACATCCAGCTATCACCACCAAGGCCGCAACGGTGTTTAAAACGGGGGTGAAAATAAAGGCAAAAATTGCAAAAACTGGTTTTTGATCTTGATCCAGCATGTAGGCGAAAGCCACGACCGCGCCGCTCAGTAGATAAACGATCATTGCTATGTGTTCAAATGTTTCTTGTGTCATAAAACCTCGCTTGCTTGAATAAATGCCGCCGCTACTTGCGGGACGATTGCATTTCCATATCCGCGCAGACGCACCACTCGGGCGGATACCCCATTAGCCAACGGGAATGTTCCGGATTCAACTGGCCGCCACTTTCCATCTCTGCATCCGAGCCAGTCAGCATCTGCCCAGAAGCCGTTAGTCGAGTTGGCTCCGCTAGTTGAGCCTTCCTCGGTAGCTGGTCGGTTCTGTTTCGGGTCGTCCCGTCCGGGTTGATTGCTTTCTGAGCCATCCCGGCCGAGTCTTTCCAATCCCTCGCCGAGGCCGTCGGCCAGCCCGCCAAGCAGTTCAAAACCTGATCCTTCAAGTCTTGTCTGAAATTCCCCGCACTCGTCGGTTCTCTGTCTTTCAGCGAGCCATCCGGCATCGGATCGCGTTTCAGTCTGCCCGGTCTGCCCTTGCCCTGCGCGTCGATCGCTTGCGGACTGAGCCACCCAGAACAATCGCTGTCTGATGTGCGGGGCACCGAAGCCCGCAGCGCATAGATCAACCGCCCCGCTGGAGTAGTCCGAGTTTTCCAGGTCAGCTTGTACAATGTCGAGCCAAGCCAGTCCGTCTTTGCTTGCAACTTGCTCGCCAAAGACTGTGATAGGTCGTTGCTGCTGGATAAGCCAATGAAAGTGTGGCCATAAATGCCGCTCGTCAGCAGTCCCGCCTCTTTTGCCTGCCGCGCTGAAAGGTTGGCATGGGCATGATCCAGTCCAGACTGGTCGGTCGTCTGGCCACCCAGCGAGTCGCAGAGCGAGGCTCCAGCCGCCGATCCCGGCGAAGAAGTGGCATTGCGTGAAGCCAGTAAGTTCAGAGGGTCTAACATCTTCTATGCTCCTAGTGTCTACCACGCCCGGTGCAATGTGGCCTTCTTTGATTAGTTCGCACAGCCACGCTGCGGCTTTTGGGTCGTTCTCGTTGTAGTAAGCTGTCATAACTCAACCACCCCAAGTCCTTTATAAATATGCGCATTAGCCGGGTCTTTAAACTTTCCTACAACGTCTCCGGGCTGCCTGTTTCGAAAGATCCCTAGCGGCTCGATGACGTGCAGAACGATTTTGAACCCGCGTTTTTTTATGTCTTGAAGATCCTCAGCGTCGCTCAGAGTCATAATCTTCCCCGAGTTCGCGTTCAATTTCTTGAGTGCTTTTTATGACGCTGAAATGCAAAAAACCGCACAGAACGATTAAGCCGTACAAAACACTCAGCGCAGAAAGCAAAAGTAAGTTTGTCATTACACCCCCGCCGCTATCAATAGACCAAGACCAATAAAGCCAACAACCGTTAAAACCAAGGCCAATGATTCATCTTTGTGTGGGCAGTCTCGCCCTTGTTTGCATCCGTTGCAGTTGCTACACTTCATAGTTCACCTCGTCAAAAGCCGTGTTAAACCGATTGCCACCGACTAACCTGTCCAGAATATTGAGAGACTCCAAGACCTCGGCTAGTTCTTTTTGCGTAAAATACTGCCCGGTTTTTGAACGATAGTTGTAGTCCATCTTTAGCAAAATCGCACGCATTTCTGAACTAACCTCGTGATATTTTTGGGGAGTGATGTTCATTTTTTGGACTCCAGTTTTGAGAGTGCTTTATCTGCAATTTGATAAAAACTTAAATCTTCCGGGAAGCCAACGGCCATTTCTCTTATTAACTCCAAAGCCTCAATCAACTCAGTAACTTTTTGCGGTGGTTGTGGGTTTGTGTAAAGTTGTAGGCCTATAGGGAGCCTTTCGTCAGATGAAACTTTAATTATTTGCTTTCTATAGTCAAGAATAAAACCAAAACACACCTCTGCCACAGGCTCTTGCCCCTGCTTTATCCATTCAATCGCGTCATCCCATCCCTGCTGATGACCGTTTTTGTGATCCAGGCTCAGACTGTTTTTGTTAAGATCATTCCAGTTTTTAAAAGCTAATTTTTGTGATTCCTGCTCATTCATGACCAACCCCGTAAAATGGGCCAAACTCATAGCGAGCCCAAGCGTTGTCTATAATGTCTTTAACAATCAAGCTCATATCAGTACCCGAAGAAGTGGACTCATAACCAGACTTTAACAACCTTGTCAACTTTTCAGTATTCAAGATGATCGCCTTATCGTAACCACAATCTTCCGGCTCAAAGCGGGTTTCTTTGATGTGCCACACCCCAAAAAATTCAACGGCAAAATCAAAATCCTCGCCTCGCCCCACATCGTCGTGAATCATTTCTATCCATCCGGACTGAATGACGTTTTTCTTTTTCATACCGCACCCTTAAAGTTGTTTGATGTGTCTATCATATCAAATAGACGCACAATTACAACCACCTAAATGGGTTAGCTCTTAAAAAGGAATATCATCATCCATGTCAGCAACCCCACTACGGGAAGAATCGGCAGAACGCTGATAACCACCGCCTGATGGCGCAGTACCACGACCACCACCAGAGAATCCATCGTCATCATTACCGCCAGCGCCGCCGCCTGTATCACGCCCCCCCACAAACTGCATTTGATCGCCGATTATCTCTGTGGTGTATCGGTCTTGACCGTCCTTATCAGTCCATTTTTTAGTTTCAATACGCCCCTCAATGTACAGCATCCCCCCTTTTTTTGCGTATTCTTTGGCAACTTCAGCAAGTCTGCTGTACAACACCACCCGGTGCCATTCGGTCTTTTCTTTTTGCTCCTGAGTGTTTTTGTCTTTCCACTTCTGGCTGGTTGCGATTGATAAACTAGCAACAGCGCCGCCGTTTGGCATGTATCGAATTTCTGGGTCTTTCCCTAATCTGCCCAAAATAATTGCTTTGTTTACTGATGACATGTCACTCCCCTATGAAATTCATTTTGTTAAAAATCTTGGCTGTACGCAAAACATCGTTTTTGCAGTACTCATAAACTTCGCTATGCCTATTTGATAAAAAATAGTCATACACTTGAGACCCATTCATCTCTTGTTTGCCATCAAAACCAAAAGCCAGAGCCAGATCATTAAGGCTTATATAGTTACCAAAACCAGCAAACTCAATCATGGTGTCAAATATCATTTCTGAATATCGCTTTGACGGATCAGGCAAGCATTTAGGATATGGAACGCCAAGTATCATAGCCCTTTGTTTAATAAACAAAAGATCAAAATTTTTAACATTGTGACCAACAATCAAATGACAGTATTCCGAGTAATTTTTTAAATTTTTACAGGCTTCAAAGAAACTTTTAAGACACTCAACCTCGCCTCTATCAACCGAGTTAACAACTGATAAACTCCCATCTTTTGGCTTGAAGCCGATGCAATAAATTTGCCCAAATGAGCCAGACAAAGAGGTTTTTCTTACTGCCTTTTCTTTTGCGCTCTTTCCTTCATCTTCCCACCATTTATCAATGGTTTCCTGTTTTTTTATGTTTCCAGGTGGCGAAACACTGCCTTTAATTGATTTAATAATCTCAGGCCGATTTGTTGGCAGCGTTTCAATATCAATTGTTATTTGCATTTCTCTCTCCTAGTTTGGATTTCATTTCATCGTAAGTTTTTTTACAATCGTCCCTTAACTTTCCTTTTGTTGCTCGATAAGCCTCTGCAAAATGAGCCTGTAAATCTTCAAGGTTTGTTGATTTTTTGATTAAATCAATCCAGTCAATTGATGGCTTGTCCGGCTCCTTTGCCTTCCCGTCCGAAGAGTCAACGGCGTCATGCTCAACAATCTCAAGAGCGGCAATCCACAGGTATCTGCGAATGTACGTTTGCACAGCACCAAGATTTTGAACCTCATGACAAGCCTTTAATTTTGCGGTTGACATGGGGCTTTGAATTTTGACCTGTTCCTTTGACTCTAAGTCGACTATTGTCATTTCAGCTAGATCAATACCAAAAGACACAACAGCACACAAACCCACTTCTTCAAAAATATTAAGGGCTGGGATCAAAAAATCTTGAAGTTCGAAATAATAGTATTCTGAGAATTTATTGAAGCCTGTTTTTTTTAATTTAGATCCATGAAATTTAAGCCTTGCCTGGTTTAATTTTAGATAAACACTCATTTCATCACCTCTTGAACCATTGAAGTCAGTTCAGCACCTAAAACTTCGTTTGGCGTTCCGTCCAAAACCATTTTGGTTAACCTCTCAAAACCGTTAGAAACAAAAATTCTTTGGAAGGCCTTTAAGGCCTTGGTTTCATTATCAATCGCTTTAATTTGGTTTTTGCTCATACCGCCACCCAATAATCAATAACCAATTTACCCATAGATTCTGCCTTAGATTCTTCAATCACTGCTAACTGATTTGACTCACTCATCTCACTTCCGTTGTTGTTGACTGTTTGACTATTTTGGTTTAAATTATTGCAAGTGTCAACACTTTTGGAACAAAAAATGCACACAATTGAACAAATTAAGGGACTGCTCATAGATCGCAAAACTGGCATTGTTGCCAAAGAAACAGGCGTTTCACGCTACACAATCCGGCGAATTTTGAGAGGCGGTTCGTGCAACGCAAACACGCTAGAAAAACTATCTAACTACTTTGAGGGCAAATAATGGACTATGAGACTTTAGTAAAAAACAAAGCAAAAAGACAAGTTGAAACCGGTCATAATCCGACCCAATTAAACTGGAATCTTTTTCCTTTTCAAGAGGCCATTGTTCGTTGGGCTGTTAAAAAAGGCCGGGCCGCTATTTTTGCCGATACAGGTCTAGGGAAAACCATCATGCAGTTAAGCTGGGCGCAAGAAGTACAACGCCACACAAAGGGCCGAGTTTTGGTTCTGGCTCCTTTGGCTGTGTCTGACCAGACAATTGAACAAGGCAAAGGGTTTGGTATTAATGTGGCTCGATTTGATGGGCAGAAAACACCTGGGATTTACATCACAAACTATGAGCGCATGGAAACCGCTTTGAGTGCTAATTGGGATGGAGTTGTTCTTGATGAATCCAGTATTTTAAAAAGCCACACAGGAAAGACCAGAACGCATCTTATTGAAATGTGTCAGCCTATCCCTTACCGCTTGAGCTGCACCGCAACACCAAGCCCCAATGATTTTGATGAATTAGGCAATCAGTGCGAATTTTTAGGGGTAATGAGCCGGGTGGAAATGCTTGCTACTTACTTTGTAAATGACACAGGCAACACAGGCACTTGGAGGCTAAAAGGTTGGGGGGCATCTAAATTTTGGGAGTGGATGGCATCTTGGGCGGTGGTTGTCCGAAACCCTTCGGATTTGGGATTTGATGGAAGCCAATACAATCTACCCGACCCTGTTTATCACGAGCATATTGTTGAGTCCACTAAAATGCTTGATGGCGAACTTTTCGCAAAGCCAGCTCAAACAATGAGCGAGCGCAGACAAGCTCAAAGGGAAAGCATTGAAGAACGTTGCCGTGGCCTAGCAGAACTTGTAAATCAAGATCCATCCGAGCCTTGGCTTATTTGGTGTCATCTTAATGACGAAGCGCAACTTCTAAACGACTTAATTCCCGGCTCTGTAAACGTTCAAGGAAGCGATAAGCCCGAAGTCAAAACGCAAAGAATGCTTGATTTTACGCATGGAAAGGTTCGAGTTTTAATCAGTAAGCCATCTATTTGTGGTTTTGGCATGAACTGGCAACATTGCGCCAGAATGGGTTTTGTTGGCCTTTCAGACTCATTTGAGCAATTTTATCAGGCCGTTAGGCGTTGCTATCGGTTTGGCCAAAAGCGCAACGTCAATGTGCATATTTTTAGCGCAGACACAGAAGGCCAGATACTAGAAAACATAAAGCGCAAAGAAGCGCAACATCACCAATTAAGTGCCGAAATGGTTCAATTTATGGGGGAAATTATGAAGCAAGAAATTACAGGCAACACCAAAGAGACTGACGAATACAAAGAGGACACATATAAATCCGATTTGTTTACAGTTCATTTGGGTGACTGTGTTAAGTGGGCGCAACGGATGGAGTCAGATTCAATTGATTTTTCTATTTTTAGCCCTCCTTTTGCCGATTTGTTTGTTTATTCAAACAGCGATCATGACATGGGGAACTGTGCAAGTGATGAGGCATTTGCAGAGCAATTTAGATATTTAGTAAAAGAGCTGTTTAGGTTAATTAAACCTGGACGGAATGTTGCTTTCCATTGTATGAATTTACCAACCACTAAAATGCGTCAAGGATTCATTGGGCTGCGTGACTTTCGGGGCGATTTAATCCGATTGTTTCAAGATGAGGGTTTTATCTACCACTCGGAGGTTTGCATTTGGAAAGATCCGGTAGTAGCTATGCAAAGAACAAAGGCCCTTGGGTTGCTACATAAAACAATCAGAGAAAACGCTAGCATGAGTCGCGTTGGCTTGCCCGATTACGTTGTGACAATGAGAAAGCCCGGAGAATGTGCAGAGCGTGTAACGCATGGTGATGATTTGCCTGTGGCGCTATGGCAAAAATACGCTAGCCCCATTTGGGATGATATTAATCAAAGTCGAACACTTAATAAGCTGCCTGCCAGGGATGAAAATGACGAAAAGCATATGTGCCCACTCCAATTGGATGTCATTGAGCGATGCATACACTTGTGGTCAAACAAAGGTGATCTTGTTTTTAGCCCATTTACTGGAATTGGATCGGAAGGATATACAGCCGTAAAAATGGGCCGCAAGTTTGTAGGAACTGAACTAAAACCAACATATTACAATTTGGCGGTTCAAAACATAGAGGATGCGCTAAAAGAACAAGCAGGGTTGTTTGCTAATTTGATCTAACTTTAAATGCCCATGTATTTGATATGTGGGCGTTTTTTGTTATTATTAGTTAACGCCGTGAGAAGCGTATTTTTCGGGGTTCGAGTCTCCTTTGGTGGGTGCATCCGAACCGTTTCAGTACGCAATGTACGCACCCCGTCGGTAATTCTCGCCGGGTGCGCCCAACCAAAGGGGATTTGAATGTATAAGACACAAACAATCGAAGTAAATCCGCGAATTAAGCAGCTCGACATAAGTATCTGTGATGACAATGAGATTTGGATAAACCAGTACGGTCACGATGAAAAATTAGAGAGTTCAATTCGGATCCATTACTCGATAGTGTCCCGTTTTGTGGAAGTTTTACAAGAGATAGCCAAAACGGCAAAAGAGAACGGGAAAAGGATTATGTGATGCACTACTATCAACACAACATAGCAGACTACCGAGCGGACACCTCTCATCTTTCACTTCTTGAGCATGGAATTTATCGACAGCTTTTGGATTGGTACTACCTTGATGAAAAACCGATACCGAAAGAAACCGAGTTGGTTTTTCGTAGGTTATCTGCGAAAACCGAAGATGAAAAAAAAGCTGTAATTTTGGTGCTTAATGACTTTTTTTTGCTCGATGACGGCTACAAACACGCACGTTGTGAAAGTGAAATTAGTCTTTATAAATTAAAACAGGACAGAGCACGAGAGAACGGAAAGCAAGGCGGGAGGCCGAAGAAAACCAAGGAGGTTATTTTAGCTAACCCAGAAAAAACCAAATCAGAAGCTAACCAAGAACTATTAACTAATAACCAATATAAAGAAAAAATAAATAAAAAAGAAAAAAACCCACCAGCCGATTTATCAGCTCAATCAAAACGTGGAACCCGTTTGCCATCCGACTGGCAGCCAAGTTTTGAAGATATTGAGTTTTGCAAAACGAATCGGCCTGATCTGCAGCCTGACAAAGTGGCAGACCAGTTTCGAGATTACTGGATTGCACAGACTGGGGTGAAGGCAACGAAATTGGACTGGTCTGCGACTTGGAGGAATTGGGTTAGGAATCAAAATGCTGGGGTCAAATGCCTCGACAAAAGAACGGAACATCAGCGAAGGGAAGACGCAAGCGCACGAGCGATTTTTGGTCATAGACTCAAAAACGAAACAATCGAAATAAACGAAATAGGGGGGGGTGATGCTGTCAAGCTCCTGGGTTGATAGAATATTTGAACGATTAATCGGGGTGTACGGTCGAGACTTTAAATGCAAGTTTTCAATAATCGTAGACGGTCGAGACGTAGGAATTGAAGCAGCAAAAGCGGCATGGGCAGAAGAATTGGGGTTTTGTCAAAGTCATCCCGAGTGCATTTCGTACGCTCTTAAAAACTTACCAGAAAATGCACCCAATGCGATACAGTTCAAACGGCTATGCCAAACAGCACCGCGAAATGAGCCAAAGATTGAAAACCAACAATCGGCAATTGAGTGTAGTTTTACCCTAGAGCAGATAAGAGCCAATCAACAAAAAATACGGGAAATGCTGAAAGGGCTCAAAAATGGATAAATTTACTTACCAATGCATGATTCGACAGCTTCTAAAATACAAAGCCGAGGGCAACACTTCCGCGATAAAAAGTTTTTTGAGCAAGCGAAAACCGGGCGCAGAACGAGCGGAGATCATTGCAGACTGCAAAGAACAATGGGACAAAGGCAACAGAGGGGAAAAAGGAAAATGGATGTAATCGTATTGCCGTGGATTGATCGTCGTTTGTCACCAAACGCCCGGACTCATTGGGCTGTTAAAGCTAAGGCTTCAAAAGTATGCCGGGATGTTGCTTTTTACACCACAAAAAAGTCAGGCATTCGGATTGACTGGGAGGGGGACGCGCACCTTTGGATTGATTTTTACCCACCTGACAAGCGCAGCCGGGATGATGACAATTTACTATCGGCTTTCAAATCTTATAGAGACGGAATTGCTGACGCGCTGGGAGTTGATGACAAGCGATTCAGAAGTCATCCATTTGTGCGCGATGAGGTACGGAAAGGCGGGGTAATCGTTGTTTTAATCACGCCGGGGCCAGGACATGGATAAACGTTACTTTGTTTTAGCCCACGAAACCGCACGAAACAGGGCCGCCATTGCGCTGAAAGAAGCCCCAGAAGGGTATCAGGTGACTATTGAACCGCAAAAGCGTAGCGGGGCGCAAAATCGAATCTTTCATGCTTTGTGTGGGGACATTGCCAGATCAGGGGTGCAATGGGCTGGGAAAGTCAGGGACGCTGAAGAATGGAAAGTCCTTCTGATTTCTGGGCATGCTGTCGCGACAAAAGAGGCGGGCGAGGTTGTGCCCGGATTAGAGGGTGAGTTTGTATCAATCCGAGAATCAAGCGCAAGGATGACTAAGGCAAGGGCAAATAGCCTGATTGAATATACTTTGGCTTTTTGTGCAAAACTTGGAATAAAAACAGGGGATTATTTTGCAGAGCAAGAACAAGAGGTCCATGACGAGCGCAGAGAGATCGCACGTTGGCAGGGTTAAAGAACTGCCATGTTCAGTCTGTGACGCGCCGGGGCCAAGTGATGCGCACCACATCCGCCAAAAATTCCAGTTTTGCGTTGTTGCGCTTTGTCGGTCTTGTCATATGAGTTGGCACGGCACAAAAGACATTTGGCGAGTTTACAAGATGGACGAACTTCATGCCCTGAATGTGACGATTGGCAGATTATCTAATTAACGGGTTACCCCATTTTTCTGTTTGACTTTGTGCGTCAGTTTGTTAAGATAGACACATCGAAACACAAAACACAAAGGGGAATGAAATAAACCACAAAATCAACAAAGACGGGCTCAAACAGATAAAACAATTTTTAATGAAAAACCATCGTTGCTTTCAAAATAAACAGCCTGATAAAAAATGTTTGTCAGCATTGGCAACTGAAGCAGAACAGCATGCAGACGATGGAAATGGTTGTTATATCGAAATAACAAGTTTTTACTCGATTCACGGACGAACCCAGATTTTTGAAATTTCTGAGTCTGGGTACGCAGTATAAAATTTGGTGGGAAGTAGTTAACGAAATTGTGGTGAACCCAACGCATTGGATGTTCTTGCCAAAACCCCCGGAGCCGAAATGATGCCAAAAAAACCATACAAAGAAAAAACTCATCGAACCTCGCGCCCGACTTTGAGGCTATCAGATGAGACGATAAAAGAAATAGACAGACAAATTGCAGTTGCTGGAGCAAAGAGCCGCGCAGACTACATCACGGCTCTTGTGCATGATGCGAAAAGCGGAACGAAACGACTAACCAAAATTGTCGAGAAATTATTTGGGAAGAGGGGATGATGAACGAGGAAATAAACAGGCCGACATGAAATATTTTGACACAAGCGCGTGAAACGTCTACACTAGAAATGTTCATTTCATGCCCCCTTTGCGGTTGCCCGGACCTAGTCCGGGATTTTTTTACATCTGATTGGTTTTTGCATCTGATTGGTTTTTGTGTTGATCTAAAAGCATCATCAAAAAATCAGGCCTGCTCATCTCCCCCTTGGGTTAGTACTTTCGAGGTATGCTAGTTTCTGATGTGGTTTTGCGTTGGTGATTTTTTTTGTGTGTTTGGTCTGTTGTGTTATTCTTTAATCAATTGCGCCCGAGGTGCATAAAACAAGGCGGTGCCTAAATCCCTGAGGGAAAAATGCCAAAACCAAAGATTACTTCAAGGCAGTGGGAGGAAATCCAGAAGCGGATGCTTGCTGGAGAAGCTACAAGACAGATCGCTAGAGACTACGGAGTGACCGAAGCGGCTATCAGAAAAAAACTTGGTACGCGTACCAAACAAATAAAAGCCGTTGCAAATCAAATAGTTAGCGTCGAGGAAAATTTTTCAGCTCTCGATCTTGGTTCGCAAATCGCCGCTTCTAACCTCGCTTGCGAACTAAGACAGATAAGTGCGCACCTAGCTAAGGCTGCTGTCTACGGCTCTGCGACTGCGCATAGGCTTTTCGGAATAGCGCATCAAAAAGTTCAAGAGATCGACGACGCAACCCCGCTATCGGGGGATGGCATTAACACTTTGCAAGGGATAGCAGCGCTTACGAAGATGGGGAACGATTCTGCATCTGTTGGATTAAACCTGCTCAACGCTCAAAAAGACGCTGTAAAGCGCATCAACGAAGAATCACTTGAGCCAGACAACCGCTCTTACACCGTTGTAATCGAAAATGCAAGTAAAGGCTAATGTTCCACAGGGTCAATTCTTGCAGATGCCTCAAAAATTCCGGGCTTTTGTTGCGGGCTATGGTAGCGGAAAGACGTGGGTCGGGTGCATGAGTTCATGCATTCATTATTTGAGGCACCCAAAATTTAACCAAGGCTATTTCGCGCCGACATACCCTCAGATTCGGGATATTTTCTACCCGACGATTGAAGAGGTGGCTTACAGCTTTGGTTTAACTGTTGACATCAAAGAGTCAAACAAAGAGGTGCATTTTTACAACGGCTCAAGATATTTGGGCACCACTCTGTGCCGATCAATGGAGAAACCAAACACGATTGTCGGCTTTAAGATCGCGCATGCCCTTGTCGATGAGCTGGACACTTTGCCGATGGATAAGGCTCAGCTCGCTTGGCGGAAAATCATCGCTCGGATGCGTTATAACGACCCGGCACTTAAAAATGGTGTGGACGTGACGACGACGCCCGAGGGCTTCAAAGAAACTCACAGGCTTTTTGTTGAGAGAGTCTCTCAAAACCCCGGGCTTTCAAAGACTTACGGTCTGGTGCAAGCCAGCACTTATCAGAATGAAAAAAATTTGCCGGAGGACTACATACAGTCGCTTCTTGATGCATACCCAGACGAACTGATCGAGGCGTACCTTCGCGGGCAGTTTGTCAACCTTGCCCACGGCACGGTCTATCGAAAATACAACAGGCAAGCGCATAACAGTAGCGAGACAATCAAAGATAATGACGTGCTGAGAATCGGGATGGACTTTAACGTCGGGCAAATGGCAGCTACGATCTACGTCGTTCGTGAAAACGGCTGGCATGCGGTCGCGGAACTCAAAGAGTTGCTCGACACGCCCGACATGATCCGGGTCATTTCTGAGCGATACCCAAGCCACAAAAAAATCGTCTACCCGGACGCAAGCGGCGGGAACCGATCGAGCAAGGGCGCAGCGATTTCAGACATTGCGCTATTGCGACAATCGCGCTTCGAAGTTCGCGCGAAAGAGTCAAATCCGCTTGTTAAAGACCGAATAGCAGCAACCAACAAACTTTTCGAGCTTGGCAAATTATGGGTAAATGTTAAACTATGCGCAACTGTCGCAAGTTGTCTCGAAAAGCAGGCTTACGACAAAAACGGCGAGCCTGATAAAAAATCAGGCTTTGACCATCAAAACGACGCGACTACTTACCCTATCGCGTTTGAGTTCCCGATTTTGAAGCCATCACACAGATTAAAGGTTCACGGCGCATGAAAAAGTATGACAGCACACACGCAGGCTACTCGGAGTGGGTCGAGCGATACGCAAAAGTTCGGGCGGCATGCTCTGGGCAACATGCGGTTAGAGAGCTTGGAGAAAAAGTGCTTCCGAAGCTGAACGGGCACGATGAAAAAGAATACAGAGCTTACTTGCACGGCGCACTGTACACAAACTACACCGGGCGAACCTTGGAAGGGTTGCTCGGCATGGTTTTCAGAAAAGACCCGGCGCAGAATTTTCCGGCGGGTTTTGAGCGCGTTGCGGATGATGTGGATTTAAAGGGCAATTCGGTTTCGATTTTGGCGCACTCGGTGTTAAGCGAGGTCATGCAGGCGGGCAGCTACGGTTTGCTTGTCGAGTACCCGCAAGCGCCCGAAGCTCAGATGAGCCAAGCTCAGGCCGAAGCTTTAAACATTAGGCCTTACGTTTCGTGCTACCGCCGCGAATCAATAATTGATTGGCGTATGGGTCGCGTGAACAATTTGTATCAGACGGTCATGATTAAACTTAAAGAAACGCACACAGAATGGGAAAACGAGTTCGAATCAAAAGACTATGAGCAGGTTCGAATGCTGCTTTTATCTGAAGGTGTTTATCTTCAGCGCGTGTACCGAAAACTAGATAAGGACTGGGTGCAGATCGGGGATGAAATCATTCCGACAAAGCAGGGAAAGCCTTTGCCGTTCATCCCGTTTTGGGTTTTTGGGCGCGATATGGGAAGCCTTGATTTTCAGGAGCCGCTTCTTGAAGATCTAGCGGACGTGAATCTGGCGCACTATCGAACAAGCGCAAGCTACGAGCGCGGGTGCGTGTTTACTGGCGCACCAACTCCAATTCTTGCGGGTTTCATACTTGACGAAAACGAGCGGGTAAAACTAGGCTCAACTACAGCGGTGATTACTCAAGACCCAAACGCAAAATGGGGTTATCTTGAGTTTACTGGGCAGGGGCTTGATGCGCTAGTCAACTCAATGAAGATGAAAGAATCGCAGATGGCCGCTCTTGGTGCCCGTATGCTTGCCCCCGAAAAAACAGGGGTCGAGGCGCAGGGAACGCTTGAGATGAGGACTAACGGAGAATCAAGCGTTTTAGCAATGTTTGCAAAGCTCGTCTCGCAGGGCTTTGTGCAGGTGCTTGAATTTATGGCTGAATGGCAAGGTGTTGGCGGCGATATCGAATTCGCGCTCAATACTGACTACTTGCCACGCCGTTTAACGGCTCAAGAGCTCAAAGAATTGGTTTCCGCTTACCTTGGTGGAGCAATGTCAAAGAAGGACTTCTTTTGGAATCTTCAACAAGGTGAACTTGTGCGCGAAGGTCAATCTTTTGATGACTATGACGAAGAGACTCAGCAAACCGGCCTCGGTGAGATGTGATGTCCGCGAACGAGGAAATATTCGATCGAGAGGTGGGGCACCAAGTTAATGTGCTTGGCTTTTCGTCTTCGGTTGTCAGAAAGGTAATCGCGCTACTCAACAGAGCAGACACTGACCTCATGGATCAGGTGCGCCGGGCGACAGAGCGGCTACCCCGTGCTCAATTTACAGCCGAGCGGCTGGATCAGCTTTTAACAGAGGTGCGGACGGTGAATTCTCAGACATACGCCGAAGCAAGCCGGATTATAGATGCAGAGCTTAGTGGACTTTCTGGTGCAGAGATTGACTTTCAGGCGGGCACACTTGCCGCTACTGTTCCGGTTCAGCCAGTTGTTTTGAGCGCAGAGCAGGTTTACGCTGCCGCGATGGCAAGGCCTTTTCAAGGGAAACTGCTCAGAGAGTGGATGTCTGAACTTGAAGAAGACAAGGCCGCCTTAATCAGAAACGCTGTTCGAATGGGTTACATTGAGGGCGAGACAACGGAGCAAATCGTTAGGCGAATTCGGGGGACTCGATCGCAAAAGTATGCAGATGGTTTGCTTGAGATCACCAGAAGAAATGCGCAAGCAATCGTCAGAACGGCGGTGCAGCACACATCCAGCTTTGCGGCGCAAAGAATGTACGAAGAGAACTCGGACATTATCAAAGCGCTGCGCTATACATCCGTGCTTGACGCGCGAACAACCGCAATTTGCCGTGCTCGTTCAGGTAAAGTTTTCCCGCTGGGTGCAAGCCGCCCGGCAATACCGGCGCACATCAACTGCCGATCTCGTTACGTGCCGATTACAAAATCGTTTCGCGAAATGGGTTTAGATGTCGATGAGTTTGCGCCCGGCACTCAGGCATCTCTTGATGGACAAGTGCCGGAAGAGCTGTCTTATCAAGACTGGTTAAAAAAGCAAAGCAAGGATAGGCAAGAAGAAATTCTCGGGGTCGCAAAAGCTAAATTGTTTAGGGATGGCGGATTGACTCTCGACAGGTTTGTTGACAGACAGGGGCGCGAGTACACTCTTGATGAATTGAGGCAGAGAGACTCTGAGGTTTTTAATCGTGCTGGTCTTTAATCCTTGCCGTACCATAATTTTTAAAGATACAATATAATCCAATCAGGTGAGGCTGTGCCTCAAAATTCTTGGGCTGCGCCCGTAATCATCCCAGAGGGAAAACCATGACACTTGAAGAAGCATTGGCAGAAATCGCAAAGCTAAAGGATTCACAAGAGGCACTTGCAGCCAAAAACCGAGAATTACTGACTGAGGTCAAAACATTTAAGGCCAAGGCTAAAGGCGCTGAAATTGATCCGGGTGAGTTTGAACAATTGAAATTCGAGCTTGAAGAAGCCAGAAATTCACTTGTAAAAACTGAAAAAGCTAGCAAAGCAGAAATTGAGAAACTGCAAGGTTCTTTGAAAAACAAAGACCAAGCACTTAAAACTTACTTGCTTGATGGTGGTTTGTCTGATGCTTTGGCTAAGGCTGGAGTCAAGCCGGAATATATGGATGCTGCAAGGGCACTATTGCGCCAACAAGCGGCAATCAAAGAAGACGGCGAAAACTACTTGGCGGTCATGGGCGATAAGCCTATTTTTGATGCTGTAAAAGAATGGGCTTCAAGTGATACGGGCAAGCACTTTGTTGCTGCCTCTGCTAACTCCGGCGGAGGAAGTCAAGGCGGTGACAATAAAGGCGGGTCTGCAAACAAAGGTGACTTAGGCGGTGATAAAGCGGCGCGTTTAGCTGCAATCGAAGCCAGGTTATCAAGTGCATCCAATTTTTAATAAGGAAATTGAACCATGGCTTTGACGAATATGAAGGTTTTCAACGCACAGTTGCAAACCACTACAATTGAAACTTTGGCGCAGATGGTTGACAAGTTCAACGCTGCTTCTGCTGGCGCAATCGTGTTAACCCCTCAAGGTTTCGAGGGTGACTACCGTTTTGAAAACTTTTTTGCATCCCTGCACGCAGCCCAGCGCCGTGTAGACCGCTACGCTACCAACGCAGCGCAATCCGCTACCAATTTGAGCCAGTTGCAAAACATCGGCGTTAAGGTGGCTGGTGGTTTTGGCCCAATTGCGTGGGAGCCTGCACAGTTGGAATGGGTACAGATGAACCCCGCACAAGCACTAGAAGCCATTTCCCGCAACTTAGCTGAGTCCATCATGCGTGACCAGTTGAACGCATCTATTGCTGCTGCCGTTGCTGCGATTGAAGCTAAAGGAGCAACTGCTGTGTTTGACACAGGCACCGGCCCAATCACATACAACGACATCAACAATGCACACGCTCTGTTCGGTGATTCGTCTAGCCTGTTGGTGGCTGATGTAATGGACGGTATCGCATATCACAATTTGATTGATGCTAACTTGACCAACACTCCCCAACTATTCCAAGCCAACGGCGTGACAGTGGTGGAAATTTTGGGCAAGCGTGTAGTTGTAACCGATGCACCGGCATTGCGTGAAACAGGTACAGGCGCAGATCAGAAAGTGCTGTCCCTGGCGGCTGGTGGAATTGTTGTGTATGACGGTTCTAGCCTGATTACTAACATCGAAACAACAAACGGCAAGCAGCGAATTGAAACCACATTCCAAGCTGATTACGACTTCGGAATTTCGCTAAAGGGCTACGCTTGGGATACCGCATCTGGTGGCAAGTCGCCTACTGACGCAGAACTGGCAACAGGCGGGAATTGGGATCAAGTCGCAACATCCATTAAGCACACGGCAGGTGTGCTGACCCTGGCTTCTGCTTAATAAAGCATTGGCCTAATAGAAAGCCCTGCTTTAATAACGTGGGGCTTTTTTATATGCTGCAAGACTTACCAGAAAACCACCACGACCGTACGATAGCTCAGGCATTAAGCCATGTGAGAAACTTTGGTCAAGCAGTAGATTGCGGAGCGCATCGCGGCATTGTTACGCGCAAGTTGCTTAAACGGTTTTCGAATGTGGTGGCGATTGAACCTGGAAGCCTGCACAAACAGATAGACCCACGCGCTACGGTTATCAATGCAGCACTTGGCAAAGAACATAAGTTGGTTGCAATGGCTGACGGTACAGAGAACACCGGACAGCGGCATGTTGTGGCAGGCGATCAAGTGCAGATGATTACTCTAGACAGCTTAAAACTTGCGCCGGATTTTATTAAGATTGACGTAGAAGGTTTGGAATACGATGTATTGCTAGGTGGTGAGCAGACAATTCAAAATTATCGACCTGTGATAATGGTCGAGGAAAATGGGCTTAATCAGCGTTATGGGATACCCGACATGGCTGCATGTGCATTGCTATACTCATGGGGTGCACGCAGGGTTGAACGCATTGGGAAGGACTACGTTTTTACATGGTAACTTTATGCGTACTTAAAAGCGGTGGCGATTACAGTCCAGAGCATGTGCATTGGTTGGCAAGGCAAGTTCCTGATTTAGTGTGCTTGTCGGATGTGTCCGTTCAGGGTGTACCCACGATACCTCTTGAGTATGACTTGCCGGGTTGGTGGTCAAAAATAGAAGCGTTTAAGACTATCATCAAGGGCGATGTGATGCTGATAGACTTAGATACGGTAGTTTTTAGATTGCCAAAGGTTACAGAAACTACTGTGCTTCGTGACTTCTACTACCCCGAGCGCATGGGTTCCGGATTTATGTATATTACAGAAACAGACAGGGCGCGAGTCTGGGCAGAGTGGATAAAAGACCCGAAAGGCCACATTCAAAAGGCTGGGCGTGGTGGCGATCAAGCATTTCTCGACCCAATCATAGGACACGCGCAGAAGTGGCAAGATTTGGCGAACGTGTGCAGCTACAAGGTGCATTGCGGCGGCGGTTTGCCAAATAATGTCGATGTGGTATGCTTTCACGGCAAGCCTAGACCTTGGCAAGCCAGAGAAATTTGGATTCCGAAATTAAGGACAGATATGAAAAACTTTAAAGAGTTAATTTTAAAGCACAAAGGCAAAATTATTTGCGTTATGGGTGGCGCTGCTAGCCTTGAATCGGATTTGAAAAAGGTTAACGCTGACATCTATATCAGCACTAACGGTCATGGTCTACAGTTCCAAACGGCTGATTATCTGCTGGCAATGGATGAAACCAACCGCACCCACAATATGCCGATGGGCGAATATCTCAGTCAAATTAACAGCGCTCCGATTATTTCCCCGCGTGGCTATGCCGACTACCAATTAACCAATTGGCCCCAAGCGCCCCGTGATGTGCTATCCGGCATGGTGGCGACATGGGCGGCGTTTGTCATGGGTGCGAAGTGTGTTGTATTGGCTGGAATGGATGCATACGGCGGCGACGCTGGATATGTAGACGAAGCCCGAAAGATAGCGCGTGATGTAGATTGCCCTGTGCGTGTAGTATCTGGCTCATTGGCTAAGATTTGGGAGCAGTACGATCAAGACGAGAAGTTTGGACGCTATAGCCCCGCAGCAACAATTGACCGATGGCTAGAACTGACCAAGGACGCGCAAGAGTATCTTGTTCTAAAGCCCACTAACGTAACAGGTCGAGCACTTAAAAAAGATGACAAGGTTACATTGTCGCCTATTGATGCGGCTCGATTGCTAAAGCACCGAATGATTAAGGAGGCGTAATGGCTGCACCAGTAAACAGCGTTGCGCCGGAAATCACAGGCGTTGAGAAAGTAGGCAATCTTCTGACGGTATCTAATGGTACATGGACTGGTGGAGTTCAGTCTTATGCTTACCAATGGCAAGAATCATCGAACGGCGGCGGCGTTTGGGCAGACATTACAGGTGCAACTCAATCCACGCATTTAATCATTTCTGACGACGTAGGCTTTAAACTGCGTTGCGCTGTAACGGCCACTAACAATACTGGCAGCACAACTGCATTGAGCAATGAAACTATTGAAATTCCTGCTGATTGGTTTGTTCCTGAAGATGGAACAGGATTGGCTAATGCGAATAGCCTAGTTGATCTTGAGTACGCGAGAACCTATCACGCGAACCGCAATAATGCGCAATGGGGCTTACTGTTGGTTGGGCAACGTAAGTCGGCATTAATTAAGGCTACCGACTACCTTGGCTTTGTTTATCGTTTGCGATGGAAGGGCACGCGCGTTAACGGGATTCAAGCGCTTGATTGGCCTCGTGCGTTTGTTGAGCGTGATGATTACGAGTATCAAGGATTAAACGGCTCGACATTTATTGGTGGATTTTTCTACTTTCCAAGCGACGAAGTACCAAAGGAAGTGAAGGACGCTTGTTGTGAATTAGCTTTGAAGGCCGCGATTACAGAACTTGCGCCAGACGTTGATCGAGTGGCAAACCGCGAGAAGGTAGGGCCACTTGAAGTTGAATACAATCAATACATGGTTCCATATACTCGCTACAGACAAGTTGAAAACTTGCTTGCAACATTTTTAAAATCAGGAACAAGCGGCACATTCCGCAATGTGATGGTGGGCTAATGGCTTTTAACTACGCTGGACTTAAATCGACCGCTCGCAAGTTACTTGCTAACTTTGGGCAATCTATGACGTTCACGCGAACAAGCGAACCTGTATATAACAACGATACGGGCGAAGTCGAAAGCACTACGCTAACATTTAGCGACATGGGCGTGATATTCCCTTTTCGTGATGGCGTAACAAACGTGTCAGGGTCTTTGGTTCAGATAGGCGATCAAGAGGTTTTTTGGCAAGGCACTACAGCACCAAAGCCAACCGATAAATTGACTGTAAATGGAGTTGATTACAATGTCATTGCGGTGATGTCCATTGAGCCATCTGGAGTAAACGTGCTTTATCAGATACAGGTGCGCCGATGATTAAAAGCAATGTGTCTGAGTTTGAAGTCAACCTCGCCAAGATAATCAAAAAAGCGAAAGCAAACGGTGAGGCCGTCGCGCGGAAGGTGGCTATTGATCTTTCAACAAAGGTTATCTTAAAAACACCAGTAGATACAGGCGTTACCCGGAACCGCTGGGCTTTGGCATTGAATCGAACGGATGATACACAATACGGCGCAGACAAGTCAGGTTCAAGCGCACAAGTAAGGAATTTTGGGGCATTGAGCGCATTCAAGGTAGGCGATACTATTTTCATTACGAACAACATGCCCAACATTCGCAAACTGGAATACGGACTTTACGGAAACCCACCAGGTTCTGCAAATGGCCCAAAGACTGTCAATGGTTATTCGACTCAAGCGCCGGATGGGTTTGTTCGGATAACCTACAAAGATGTTGTCTCTCAGTTTTCAAGTATTGCCGCGCAGGTTATTAAATGAGCACGCAGAATATACTATCGGCGTTTTTGAATCGGCTGGATGCAATGACCCCGTCACTTGCTACACAGAAGCCAAATGTTCCTTTTACGCCAGTTACCGGAACACCGTATCAAAGAGCCAGGCTTTTGCCTGCTACGCCAGAAAACCCAACTTTGGGCGATCAATACCACCGCGAAGTCGGTTTTTTTGAGGTGACGCTTTTCTACCCAATTAATCAAGGCTCTGGGTTGGCGAACGCGAGGGCTGATTTGGTCAAGCAACAATTTGCAAGAGGCGTTACAATGATGCAAAATGGACAGACGGTTAAGGTTCTCAGAACCCCGACTGTTTCACCTGCGATAGAAAGCGATGATCGTTACATTATTCCAATTTCAATTGAGTATTATTCGGAACTTTTTACAGCCTGATGAAGGCAAAATTTTTGAGAGGAACTAGCCATGTCTGAAGGCATTCGCAAAATCGTTACACTGAACAAAGAATCAGCATGGGGCACAAAAGCCGCGAATAACGCAAGCGCTCGAAACTATCGCCGGGTCACCGCATCATTCCAGGGCGAAAAAGATGCGTTTGCTTCTGCTGAGAATCGCACAGACCAACAAGTGGTTGACTCACGGCACGGAACACGTCGCTCGACAGGCTCAATGTCTGGCGAACTTTCTGGTTCTTCTTATGACGAACTGATTGCAGCCGCCTTGCGCCGTGATTTTAGTGCTGGTGCCACGACTGGTTCGGTTGTTGTTTTGGCCGCTGCTGCCGCAGGAACCTTCACTCGCTCGGCTGGTAGTTTTGTTACCGATGGTTTTAATGTTGGCACGGTGCTTGAGGTGGCGGGCTTTACAGACTCTGGGAATAACGGCCTGTTCTACCTGAAAAGCATGACGTCAACCGTTCTGACCGTTGCGCCATTGCAGGGGCAGACCATGACTGACGAGGCCGAGGGCGACAGCGTAACTATCTCTGAAAAAGGCCAAAAAACATACGTCCCCAGCACAGGCCACACTGATGATTCGTTTACTGTTGAGGAATACTATCCAGACAGCACAATCAGCCGTACATTTCTGGGCGAACAAGTCAACTCGATGAATGTTAGCCTGTCCCCCAATTCAATGGCTACTATTAGCTTTGAATTCTTGGGCAAGGATGCTGAGACACCTACTGGCACTCAATACTTTACAAGCGCTCAGCCAATCGGTTCTGATGGAACTTATGCAGGCCAAGATGGGTTTTGCTTTATTGATGGCGTTGCAAATGCCAAGTTGACGAGCTTTAACTTCACGGTCAATGCGAACATTCAACAGGAAGCCGTCCTAGGCTCAAATACAATTGGTGCTAAGGCGCGTGGTAAAGTGATGGCCGAGTATGACGCAACCGTCATTTTTGATGCTACTGACTTCTTGGACGACTTTAACGACGAGACAGAAATCAGCATTGGCTATGTGTTAATGTCTGCTGACAATACAGAAGCAATGGCGTTTTATTTACCTAGGGCAAAGGTCAACAGCGCGACCACGGACGACGGCGAAAAGGTTATTATCCTGTCGTTCAATGGTGAGATTTTGAAGTACACGGGCTCAGGTGTTGGAATTCAGGCAACAACCATGCAGATTCAAGATACGACTTTGGTTTAATGATTTTGGTGCGGCTAGGTTTTAACCGAAAGCCTTGCTTCCCTTTCAAGGTTGCCGCACCATCCAAATAAAAGGGGAAAAGGGAAAAATTATGACTGACAAAAAAGAACTTTTGGACTTATCCACATTCAATACCGTGGCAGCTTGCGATGACGGCTCCTGGTTGCCGTTCAACTTCGGCGGCAAGCCTACGGGTGTGGATTTTTTGATTCTTGGAGACCACAGCGCTGGCGTGCAAGCATACGAAACTGAAAAGTTAAAATCAATGGCGCGTAAATCAGCCGCCGCAGAGAAACGAAAGGCCACAAATGAGCTTTTGCTTGACCTCATTGAGTCAAGAAACACGCGAAGTATTGATGATGCCGTAGCCCGGGTTGCAGGATGGCGCGGAGTTAAAGGGGAGTACAGCAAGGACGCAATGCGCGAATTTTTATCTCGCAACCCTCAGTTCATTGATGAAATTCTTGAGCATTCGCGTGATACGACAGTTTTCACCAAAGCCTTGTAAGTCAACTCCTAGACTACTGCAAGGCTGAGTTTGAATTAACCAAGCCAATAAAAGACGGTCATTCCAAGAAAGATCATTATTTGGCTGCTGGAATCCCTCGGGATCAATGGGGACTTCCTGAACCACCCGAGGCACTTCTTTATGTGTGGGAGTATTTTGCGAAAATTAGCAACACTCGACAACAAGGGATGGGATTCAGTCCGATCACAAATTTAGAGGTTGAAAGTTTTTGTAGGTTGCGTAGAATTTCATTAGAACCTTGGGAGGTTGATCTCCTTTTTCAATTAGACAACGCAGTTCGGAGTGTTTACAAATAATGCAAGATTTACTGTCACTTGGTTATAAGGTAAACACGTCCGGCATCAAAAAAGCCGAGAGGGATCTTGATGATTTCTCTAGATCTAACAAAAACGCCTCGACCAATGTCAAAGATCTTGGCGGCGCTTCCGATAAGACTTCAAGACAGCTTTCTACACTTACCACTCGGGTGGGATCAGTTGCTGCTGCTTACGCTGCTTTTGCTTCATTAAAGGCGGTTACTCAGATTGCAGACGAATTCACAAAGTTCACGGCACAAATAAAACTTGCAACCCAAAGCCAAGACGAATTTAACGCCGCTTTTAGTGATGTGGTTAAGGTGGCTAGGTCTAGTCAATCTGATCTATCTGGACTTGGTGTTTTGTATGCTCGAATTACAAACGCCACAAGAGAACTGGGTTTAGCGCAAAGAGACCTGTCAAACATAACTGAAACGGTTGCGCTTTCGCTTCGCGTGTCAGGAGCCACAGCTAGTGAATCCGCGTCTGCAATGCTTCAGTTATCGCAGGCGTTTGGGTCTGGGGTGCTAAGAGGTGAAGAGTTTAACGCAGTTAATGAGGCTGCACCTGGACTAATGAGGATTCTTGCCGATGCTATTGGTCAGCCTGTTGGGGCATTAAGGGAGCTTGCATCGAACGGGGCAATTACTGCTGATGTTTTGGCAAAAGCCTTTAAAGACGACAGGATTTTGACCCAGCTAAGGGAGCAAGCCAAACAAGTTCAAAC